GCCCGCCGACCGCACGACGATCGCCGACGTGCAGGCGAGACTTGCCGAGATGCGTCGCGAGTATCGGGGCGGCGCCTGATGGGCCGACGCCCGAAGCCGACCGCCTTGCACAAGCTCCACGGAACCCACAACGCGACGAAGCACGGTCGCGACCGCGAGGGCGAGCCGATCCCGCTGGGCGACCTGGAGGAGCCGCCGCACGACCTGACCGAGAGTCAGGAAGCCGCGTGGCGCTACGCCGTCCAGAACATGCCGAAGGGCGTCGTCAAGCTGGTCGATCGTGGCATCCTGAAGGTCTGGGTCGAAGCGGAGGATCGCCACAACACCGCGCGCATGATGCAAGCCATGCTCGACCAGGACACGAAGCTAAAGCTCCTGGTCAAAGGCCCGAACGGGCTGGAGCCTTCGCCCTACAACTTCATCCTCGACAAGTGCGCGCAAACCATGTTCCGCGCCGCGCAGGAACTTGGCTTCTCGCCCGCCGCGCGCCCCCGCCTGAAGCTCTACGCGCAGCAACCCGACAAGCCCGCCGCCGACGTGCGCGCCGACCCGTGGGCCATGCTGCAGGTCATCCCCGGTGGCAAGGCGTAAGCCTCCCGCGCCTCCTGCTCCCGGCGATGATCCGCGCCGCTTCGTGCGCGACGCGCTCGACTACGCGAAACGCACCGCCGACGACCCGACCGCCGCCTCGACCCATGCCCGCGCCGCGTGCGAGCGCTTCGTCCGCGACCATGCCGAAGCCCAAAAGAAGGACTCGCGCTGGTCATTTGACGACACCGCCGCGATCCGCGCGATGGTGTTCGCGACTCAAATGCCGAACATCAAAGGCCCGGAAGCGAACAAGCCGATCCGCCTGATGGACTGGCAGAAGTTCGCATATAGCAACATCTTCGGGTTTATGGAGCGTGGCACGACGACCCGCCGCTTCCGACAGGCGGGCATCTTCGTGCCGAAGGGTAACGGCAAAACAACGATCTCCGCGCCGCTCGCGATGTATATGACCTTCGGCGAGGGCGAGGGTGGAGCGGAAGGCTACGCCGCCGCCGTCACAAGAGATCAGGCCCGCATCCTGTTCGACACCGCCTCGCACATGGTTCGCCGATCGCCCGACATGCAACGCGCCTGGGGCGTCGGCGTGCTGACAAACTCGATCTTCCAGGAACGCACCGCCTCGCGCTTCATCCCGATCTCCTCCGACGCGAAAGCGCTCGACGGCCTCAACGTCGCCGTCGCCGTGTGCGATGAAATCGGATCGCACCGCACGAGCGAGGTTTACGATGCGCTGATCACCGCGATGGGCAAGCGTCATCAGCCGTTCCTCCTGTCGATCTCGACCGCGACATCGAACACGTCGGGCATCGGGCGACAGGTCTGGGACTACGTGCTCCGCGTCGTGCAAGGCGGACAAGAGGACGAACGCCTGTTCGGTGTGATCTACTCGATCGACGACGCCGACGACCCGTGGGACGAAGCGACCTGGGTCAAAGCGAATCCAGGTTGGGGCCATAGCGTCCAGCCCGACGCGATCCGCGCGATCATGCGGCAGGCGCGCAACAATCCCGCGCAAGAGATGTCCGCCCGGACGCGACACCTCAACATCTGGGTCGGTGCCGACGAAGCGCTGTTTTCGACGCGCGCGTGGAACGCGTGTGGCGATCCCTCGCTCCAGATCGACGCCTTCGAGGGCCGCGACTGTTACATTGGCGTCGATCTCGCTTCGCGCGCCGACCTCGCCGCCGTCGTCGCGGTGTTCCCGGAGCGGATCACCGTCGAGGATCGCGACGCGCTGATGTTCACGGTGTTTTCGCGCTGTTACCTCAACGAAGCGGCGGTGATGGAAGCGCGCAACCCGTCCTATCCGGGGTGGGCCGCGAACAACGAACTGATCATCACGCAGGGCAACGAAACCGACTTTCACACGATCGAGTCCGACATCCTCGACATGTGCCAGCGCTTCCGCGTGTGCTCGCTCGCCTTCGACCCTTACAACGCGGTCCACATGGCGCAACGCCTCACCGCGCGCGGTGTGCCGTGCCGCGAATTCCGATCGAACGCGCTGAACTTCAGTCCCGCGACGCGCGAACTCGAAGCCGCGATCCGGGGCGGTCGCATTCAACACGACATGAACGGCCCGCTGGGCTGGTGCATCGGAAACGTCGTCGGCCACACCGACGCGCGGGACAACGTGTATCCGCGCAAAGCGCGCCCGGAGAACAAGATCGACGCCGCGATCGCGCTGATCATGGCGATCGCGCAAGCGACCGATCAGGTCGATGCGTCGTCGGTTTACGAGACAAGGGGACTTCTGACCCTTGGCTAACCTGGAGGAGCACGACATGAGCGACCAGCCGAAGCCCGACGATCCGATCCCCGATCCCCCGCCAGCGCCGCCCGTGCCGCCCGTGCCACCCGTGCCGGGGCAGAGCGAACAGCCCGCCGCATGAGCATCCGCGAGCGCGTGGGCACATGGCTGTTGGGCGGACCTCAACAGCCAGCGACGCGCATCGAGCCGACGATCGAGACAAAGAACGACGCCGCCGTGACCTCGACGCTGGGCGGCCTGGGATGGCCGCAGCCGATGCTATACGCCGCCCTCGGTGGCTACGCGTCGAACACCGGAGTCCCGGTGACGCCCTTCACCGCGCTTCAGGCGTCGGCGGTCTACGCTTGCATCCGCATGATCTCGCAAGACATGGCGATGCTGAAGCCCTTCGTCCGCCGCGCCCTGGTCGGAGGAGGCTACCGCCGCGAGCTTCAACATCCGCTGATGAAGCTGTTCCGCCGTCCGAACCGCTGGCAAACCGGGTTCGAATTCGTTTCCTACATGATCACGTCGCTTTGCCTCCGTGGCAACGCCTTCGTCGTCATCGAGCGCGACAAGGACGCGAACCCGATCGAGCTGGTCCCGATCGCGCCCGATCGATGCTCGATCATGCTGACAGAGGACGGCGAGCTTTGGTATCGCATCAACAGTCGCCGCCTGGGTTACGGGTTGGTCGTGCCGCCAGATGACATGCTTCATCTCAAAAACATCAGCCTCGACGGATACGTGGGCGCCTCGCCGATCGCGATCGCGCAAGACATCGTGGGCCTCGCGCTCGCGACGCAGCAACACGGCGGGGTCTTGTTCCGCCAGGGCGGACAAATCGGCGGCGTGATCTCGCATCCCGGCAAGCTGTCGAAGGAAGCATCCGATCGCGTCGGCAATTCGTGGCGCGAGACGCACGCCGGAGTCCAGAACGCGCACAAGGTCGCGATCCTGGAGGAAGGGATGAAGTTCGACAAAATCGCGATCACCAACGAGGAAGCGCAATTCCTGGAGACGCGCCGCTTTCAGGTGCTGGAGATCGCCCGCCTGTATGGCGTGCCGCCGCACCGCCTCGGCGAACTCGACAAGGCGACGCTGAACAACATCGAACAGCAAAATCAGCAATACGTTGACGGAGCGCTGGCGCCGACCGCGCGCGCGATCGAGCAATTGTTCGATCATCATCTCCTGTTCGACGACGAGCGATCGTTCCTGGAGTGTAAGTTCGACTTCGACGAGATGACGCGCGGCGACATGAAAACCAGGTTTGAGGCTTACCAGATAGGAACCCTCAACGGCTGGCTGAACCGCAACGAAGTCCGCGCCCGCGAGAACATGAACCCGATCGAGGATGGTCACGGCGACGACTATCGCGTGCCGCTCAATACCGCCGTCCCGTCCGACAACCTCGCGCAAGTCACGACCGCGCCCGCCGAGTCCGCGAACGCGCCGGGGGTAGCGCCGACGAAGCCGGAACCCGGAGCGACCGACGATGACGAATGACGACATCGCGATCGACATCACGAGCGACACGATCCGCCTTTACGGCGTCCGCTACAGCCTCGCCTTGTTTCGCACGCTTGGCGTCGCCTCCGTGGGCGGTGCCGCGTTTCGGATCGTGCATCGCGAGGGTGAGATGTTGACGCTGGAGACGATCAGCGAGGAGCGCATCGATGCAAATACTTAGCGCGACGCAATTCAAGAACCTGAACCGTGGCCGCAACGTCACGCGCTCGACGATCGCCGTGCGCAAGCAGATCATCGCCCCCGCCGAAGGTCTGGAGCGCGGCGACGCGCGCGCGCTGCGCTTCACGATCTCGACCGCCGATGTCGATCGCGAACAGGACACGATCGCGATCACCGGATGGGACTTGGCGAACTTCAAGCGCAATCCCGTCGTGCTCTGGGGTCACGACGCCTCGCGCTTGCCGATCGGACGCGCCTTCGATGTCTCGATCGAGGGCGGCGCGTTGAAAGCCTCCGTCGAATTCATCCCGCTCGACACCCCGGAGGGCGGCACCTTCGCCGAGTCCGTCTATCGCCTCGCCCGCGCCGGTTTCATCGCCGCGACCTCGGTGGGCTTCCGCCCTCTGAAGTGGGACTACACGCGCGACGCCGCGCGCGGAGCCGACGACTGGTTTCCGGGGATCGACTTCGAGGAGCAAGAGCTTGTCGAGCTTTCCGTTGTCACCGTGCCCGCGAACCCGGAGGCGCTGATGGACGCGCCCGCGCCGGGTGAGGGCACGGCAATCGCGTCCGACCTCCCTCCCGTCACGGGCGAGGAGGTGACAGCCTTCAACGAAGAACAAACAAGATCACGAGCACGCCGCCGACGCGCGCTCCAACTGGCAATGGCCACGAACGACTGAATCGGAACAATCGCGCGACGACGCGGAAGCGCGCGCGCACATGCAAAAGGGTAAACATCAAATGGCTGGCTTGTCAGAGAAACATCGCGAACTGAAGCGTCGGCGCGCTGAGATCGTCGAGAAAATGGGCGCGATCGTCAACAAAGACACGGACGAAACGCCGATCGACGAAGCTGGATCGACGACCTTCGACGAACTGTCGGCGGCGCTCGCCGCGATCGACCAACGCCTCCAGCGCGTCGCCGCCGCGATGTCCGCCGCCGCCGAAGGGGCGCAGGACGCGAACGGAGACGGCGAGGGCGACAGCGAAGGCGACGACGACGACAAGGGCCTCGCTCGTGGTGGTTTCCGTGTCCGCGAAGGAGGAGCGCGCACCGCCGCGCGAGCGAAGCGCGATCCCGACGCGGGCCTGAAGGACAAGCGCGGCATCAAAGCCTCGCGCTATGTGCTCGGGCTGTTGCACGCGCGCTTCCATCACGTCGGCATGGACAAGGCGGCGGAATTCGTAAGCAACCGCTTCGGCGACGACATCGTGGCCCGCGCGCTCAACGGCTCCGTGACCGGCGAGGGCGGCGCGCTGATCCCGCAAGACTTCATGGCGGACCTGATCGAGCTTTTACGCGCCTCGACCGCCGTTCGCGGGGCGAACCCGATGGAAGTCGGAATGCCGATGGGCAACCTGACGATCCCGCGCCTCGCCGGGGGCGCGACCGCCGCGTATCAAAACGAACTCGACGACATCGGCGTGTCGCAAGAGCGATTCGACGATGTGAACTTCGTCGCGAAAAAGCTCACCGCGATGGTTCCCGTGTCGAACGACCTGATCCGCCGCGCGCCGATCGGTGTCGAGGAAGTGGTGCGCGACGATCTCGTGCAAACCGTCGCCCGCCGCGAGGATTTGGCGTTCCTCCGTGGCGACGGAACCGACAAGGGTCCGGTGGGGATGAAGTCGCTTTGCCTCGCCGCGAATAAAATCACGGTGACGGCGATGCCCGCCGTTCCCGCGCCAGGGGATCAGGTGACCGCGATCCTCGCCGGGGTGTCCGCCGCGATCCTCGCGCTCCAGAACGGCATGTCGAGGATGATCCGCCCGACCTGGATCATGGCCCCGACGATCGCCCGCTTCATCGCGGTCGCCCGCGATAACGTCGGCGGGTTTTACTTCAAAGACGAGATGGCGCGCGGAATGCTGGAGGGGTTCCCCGTCAGACTGACGCAGCAAATCCCGACAAACCTCGTGATGACGACCTACACGAAGGCGAGCGAAGTCTACTTCGTCGATATGGCGGATTTTGTCATCGCCGACACTTACAACGTCGTCGTCGATGCCTCCGATGTCGCCGCTTACAACGATGGCGTGTCGATGGTCTCGACCTTTCAGCGCGATCAATCGCTGTTCCGTGTCATCGCGGAGCACGACTGCAACATGCGGCACCTGCAATCACTCGCGATTCTGTTGACGCAGGATTGGGCCTTCAGCGGCCTCCCAGGTGCTGTCGGGGCGCCTTACACGACGCAGCCGCTCAATCCAACGTGGTCGCAAGCCGCCGCCATCAGGCCCGCCGTGCTGACCGGCGCGAACGCACCGCCGACGCTCGCCAACCCCGCCTGAACGGAGAACACACCATGGCGACCGAACCAACGACCGACAAAGGGGCGCGGCATGACCGCGCCCCCGACCCTCGATCCCCCGCACCCGAGCAAGCCATGACGGGAGCGCCCGACCGCGACCAGATCGTGACCTTCAACACGCAACACCTGTCCTATAACGCGGGCGAGTCCGCCGCCTTCGCGCCCGACGAAGCCGCGCACCTCGCCGACCTCGGCGTGACCGGCGACGCGCCTCCAGCTGCGGGGGCACCCGTCAACACGGCGATCCCCGCCGTCTCGCAAGCCCTCGACGTGCTGACATGCACGATGGGGACGTGGGACGGCACGCCGACCGCCTACGCCTACGCCTGGACGCTCGACGCCGCGCCTGTCGGAGCCGACAGCGCGACGCACACCGTCACGAGCGCCGACGCGGGCAAGTCCGCCGTGTGCACCGTCACCGCGACGAACGCGACAGGATCGACCGCCGCGCCGCCCTCGGTCGGTGTCGTCGTCACCGATCCCGGCGCGACGCGCAGCGGTCGGAGCCGGTCATGAGCGACACCGTGGTTCCGGGGACGCTCGTGCACATGCGCGTCGCGCGCCGGTATTCGCACTACACGGTCGGCGAGATGATCGCCGTCCCCTATGAGGTCGCCCGCGATCTCGACGCGAAGCGCCTCGCCGTGCCGCTGCAATTGTTCGTGCCGGGTGGAGGCGCGGAGGAGGTCGCGCCCCTCCGCCAGCCGACCGGTGTCGTGCGGAAATAGCGCCGATGTATGGCGGGTTGCGCGTCGTCGAGGCCCCCGCGACGGAGCCGGTGACCGTCGAGCTTGCCCGCCAGCATTGCCGCATCGACGCGGACTATGACGACGAGCTGGTCGCGCTTTACGTGACCAGCGCGCGCCTGGAGGCGGAAGCCTACCTGAACCGCGCGCTGTTCACGCAACGGCTGCGATACAACATCACCTGGGCGCCGCCGCCGACCGCGACGCCGCTCGTGCCGCAATCGCTGATCGTTTTCCCGCTCAACTGGCCCCCGCTGGTGAAGCGTCCGATTGAGCTTCCGCGCGCGCCGGCCATCTCCGTCGAGCAAATCATGTGGGGACCGCTCGACGACATGCGGCTCGCCGACCCAGAGGACTACGATCTGAACCTCGGCGTCGAGCCGGGGTATATCTCCGTCAAACCGCAATTGCTGCCGCGCATTCCGCAACAGTCGATGGTGATCGACTACACCGCCGGATATGACGCCGCCGATCCGCTCGTGATCCCGACGCCGATCCGCATGGCGATCCTGATCGGCACCGCGCACCATTACGAAAACCGGGGCGACGTGTCCGCCGAGATGCCGCCCGCGTTTTATCGCCTCCTCGATCCCTTCCGCCTCTGGACCTTCAGCGGGTGATCCGATCGCCCCGCCGCGCCTTGCCAGGACGGTCAGGGGCGGCTCCTCGCCGTCGCCGGATGATCCGTGCCCGATAACCCGACCGGCGCCCTGACGGCCTCCACGGGTCTCGGCACGCTGCGCTCGCTCGTGACCCTGTACCGCCGCGACCAGGAACCCGCCGACGACCTCGCGCTCCAGGAACGGCTGGTGCCGATCGCCACCGTGCACGCCGCGATCGACCCGACCTATGCGAGCACGTTTTACCAGAGCACGCAGGTCGACCAGCCGGTGACGCACATGATCACGATCCGCTGGCAAGAGTATTTGCCGACGATCGATGTCATCGTGCGCTCGACGAAGCGCCCCGACACGGACGGCATCCGATCGGAGCTTTTCCGCGTGCGCCGCTCGAAGGAAGTCGGAG